CACGCTAATAAATATAAGGAAGGTCTAAAAATAACTAACCCCACCAAAATTGGCAGGGCTACTTAAGTTTCCTATGTTGCTCTTTATCGTAATCGGCTTTAGCCTTTAGATAGGATAGGGTATTTAAGAATTGGATTGTTCTTAGCTCATAGCTTTGGTCAACTGTGATATTTTCATGGTCGGCAACAGATTTGGCGCAATACTGCCATCCAAAGTGCTGCATAAAATTTGAACCACCTCTTTCGCTTGTTCCAAACTCATTCCCTTGTTCGTCATTTCCTGAACCAAATAAGCCTGAGAAACTTCTATCCAATTTCTGTATACTTGATAAAAAAAAACAATGGAATGGTAAACGTGCATAAAATTTGCCCCTTGTAAGTCCTCTGCATATTCGCTATGCTTGGCAGCATCATACTTATCGTCTACCCATTTACCCCACCAGGTTTTGCGTTGTGGCATAACCATTGAGGCTGCTAACTTGTGTAGGTTACCTACTAAATCGGTGCTGAATACTTTTGTCTCGATGTATCTGGCTGCTTTGATCTGCTGCACATCATAAATAAACTTGTAACGTTTGCCGTTTACTTCAGTGTACTTAACAGGCTTACCTTCTATCTTATCGTCTAAAAAGTTTAAGGTTACCTTTAATTTGTTAAACTCCCCTACGCTTAGGCTATCAACCTGGGTATCTGTAAGGTTATGCAAAATACCTACTAACTTACTTTCAACGTCTAAGGTAGTCCAATCCTTCTCAGGTTTAGTAACTATTGGGTAAATCTGTTGGTACTGCCAAACTGTTAATTCGTTCCAAGTCATTTTCTTAGTTTTAACATTAGCTCATAAGCAAGATGCCCACCTATGTAGCATAACGCTGCCAAAGGTAAGCAAATTGCAAAGAAGTACAATATTTTTATTACTTTAATGATACGGCTACACTTGTTGTGCTACTCTTGGCAGGTGGGTAAACTCTGGTAACCTCGCCCGTAACTCCGTTAATAATATCAAGTCCTTGATGCGGAACTTTTTTAAGGAACTCTTCCATATCCTTTTTGGCTTTAGCTGCACTATTATACTCGCTTAGTATCTCATTATATGCAGGACTTTCGCATTTGCTAAAGTCATACTTAACGCCTACTTCTCTAATGTTAAACTTAGCACTCATATACTCAAAGTCCTTGCCATTTAATACGGCTGCTTGTAATACCGCATCTTTATAGTCCTTGTTTGCCTTTAGTGTTTCGAGCATATCCTCTAAGGCTTTAACCTGGAGATGTGTTTTTAACGGATCAAGTTCCCCTGCATTTAAGCGTTCAATTAATTGATAGGTAAACTCAGTCCTTTGTTCTTTTGTTGTTTCGAAGATTTGTTGTAGTTCCATTTGTTATTTCTTTTTTCTGTATGATTTCCCTATATAATATTTTTTAGCTTCGTTGATTATTTGTATTAACGCATCTAATTTATTAACATCTAATTGTATGTAAGATAATTCTTCTGTGTTAAGTTCTATATAATCTTCGTAAACAATACAGTCAATAGGGTCTAATTCTAAATCAATTACCTGTGTATGTACTGCGCCATCTTCAATAGTAAGTATATATTGGTTAGGATATAAAACATCTTCTATGTCTATTTCTTTTTTCATATTGTTTCGGGTTTGTAGTTATCAATGTCAAAAAAGCCGATTTTTGACTTATGTTCTGGACTTCTCATTCTACGCTTAGAAGGTTCATAACCCTTCTCGTTGCAGTAAGTAAGTATCTCAAGGTAGGTCGCATCAATGTTAGTCATCATTATGCTAATCGGCTCACTTGCGTAATACTTGTCTATGTAATCTTTTGTGCTTTGGGTCATAGTTTTTAATTGTGTAGTCAGTTAAAGCTGCCATTACAAAACCTGTTGCAATTAGCAGAAGGCAAATAGTGTAAATCATTTTGAGTATATATCTTGAAGTTGTCCAATAAGGTAACAAGCTACTAAAAATACGGCTAAAAGTTGTGCGGTTTCTTTTTTCATTGTGTTTAGTTTTGTGTGTTAATCATTTGTACTTGGTAACCTAAACTTAAGAACTTAGTAAGTTTAAATTGTAATAATTCTATTGTAAATTCTGCTTCAGGAATTAAAATTGTAATCCAAAAATCAGTTGTACCTTCTTTGTAAATTTGAAAAGCCTTAATCATTGTGTTTTGTTTTTGTGGTTAATTGATATATCAAATATACAACCTTTTCACATTCCACAATCAAATGAGCAAACTTTTTTTAAAAATTGTGATGAGCGGTAAATATTAAGGATAAGCGGTAAATTATAGGAAGGCATACCTACCCGTGCCACGTTTAAGGCTGAAGTTCTGCCAAGCCAAAGCCAAAGCCATTACGGCATCATCGTGAAAGCCTGAAGGTGCGGAATATTTAACCCCGGTTGCCGTGTACATATACTCAAATACTTCAAGTTCCTGGCTGATTATCCCTTCTGGATAGCCTATCTTCCCTTGATGTATCGCAGCTTGTAAGCCTTCCATAAGTTGCTGCTTACTTGAACTTGTGAACTTTAAGCCTTGTATCATTACCCCTTCTCTTTGTAAGTCCTCGAGTATTGGGTCGCCAACCCCCGTACTATCGACAAGGATAGGGCATTTAGGCAGCCTAAGGATAGTTTGCTTGGTATTATGCCAATCCATTTGAAAGCGGTCAAAATAAGCCACATTCCCGTCTTCGTCTAAACCTACGATAACTGTCCAATCGACCGACTTGGCTAGATCAATTCCATAAGCCACAACCGGCATTGTTGTTACTGGGTGTAAGCACTTGCGTATGTGTTGGCTGCCGAAAGGGTTAGCTGCGTTCTCGGCAGGGTTTGCCATATACTCTTGCTCGAATACAACCTCTGGTAATTGCCTACGGGCATCGTCTATCTCTTGTGGGTCTATGTAAGGGTTATCGTATGTAGTAAACTTAAAGCTTTGCCAATCTGGTTCGGCTTTGCTAAATAAACTAAAGAAGTAGTTTTTACCTTTAGGGGTGCTAAGAAATATAGCTTTTCCTTTGTAGTCAGTTAAAGTAGGTCTTATTGAGTTTAGCCACCCATCTTCAAGGTTAGGTATAAAGGAAGCCTCGTCAACTATTACTAGGTTAAACTTGCGCCCTCTTAAGTTATCCAAGCGTTCCCCCGTAAAGAACTCGACCTTGCCACCATTCGGGAAGCTAATATTTAAGTCCGATTTGTTATTAGGGAATGGAAGGCTATTGCATAACTTCTCAAAGAATACCTTAGCCAATTTATATGTAGGGGTTATGTAAGCAACCTGACCGCCTTTGATTGCCGTTGTAATACATTTGATTTGGGATAGTTCCGATTTTCCGAACCTTCGCCCACACATCACAACTATGTACCTAGCTTCGCAGTCAAGTATCTTCTTTTGGTTTATATGTCCGTTGGGTAGTTCTATCCGCATTAAAGAATTGTCTTGCCGTCTACAAATACTATCTCAATCCTGTTATCTGTTTGAATATCCATTTGTTCTTTAGGTTTACCATAAACACGGGTAAGCAAAGTTTCTAAACTATAAAGGCTTCCCTTCTCTAAGCTTTTACGCATAGCTGCTGCAATCGTCTTTTCTAATATCGTTGCCTTGGGGTTATCCCATACTGTTTTAAGTTCCTCTAAGTCCATTGACATCATAGCTTGTATGGTATCGTTTATCTCCGCAAGTTTATATCCCTGCTCTTTAAGTAGGCTTACATACTTCCTTGGTCTGCCGTTTGGGTTTCCGGATTGTCCTGGTTTAAATGGTATTAAATGTTCTTTGCTCATTCTGTTATCCTTCTGTTTTAAACCATTGTAAATAAATTTGATGCGCTATTTGTGCAGTCATAATAGGGGGAACGCTCATACCTATTAAATACTTTGGTTTTAATGTCTTAAAATTATAATCTAAAGGGTAAGTTCCAATCTTACATAAATCACTATCAGATATATAATTAGGTTTGTTGTAATGTAAAATAGGGCTACTATCTGATGCTATAATAGTATTACAAACTATATTAGGTGATATTTTAAAAGAACCAAAATAATTTCCTTTAGGGTGTACTTTACTTAAAGAGTTGCCTTCAGGACAAATATTCCATAGATTTAAAGCTTCTCCTGTAATTAATTTACCTACTGATCCATCTTCTATATCTTTATATAGGACCGGCTTTTCATTAAAATCTAATCTTAAAGGTTTAAGGTTTAATTCTTTTTTATGTCCTATAAAAAATACCCTTTCCCTTCTTTGTGGTACTCCCATAGATGCACCATTTAAAAGAAATATTTGTACATTATATCCTGCTTGTTCCATTGTTTGTACAATCTTTTTAGAATATGCTTTTGCATTACCTAAGATAATACCTTTTACATTTTCTAATAAGAATACCTTAGGCTTTAGTTTTATAATTGTATTGCAATATTCAAATACTAAGTCATCTAATGTTTGAAATGCTTGTCCTTCTTTAAATTGCTTTTCTTTACCCCAAGCTTTTTCTCTACTTCCTGCCATTGAAAATGTAGAACAAGGGGGGCTTCCGTCTAATAGATCAAGATTATATAACTCTTCAGGTAAATCAATAAGTTTATTAAATTCTCTTATATCTTGATTATATAAATACTTTGGATTGTGATTTGTTTTATATATATCAGCTACTTGTGGATCAATTTCAACACCACCTAAATGTGTATATCCTGCTAACTTATAACCCATAGTTGAACCACCACCACAAATAAAAGTTCCAAATACTTTTAAGCCATTTGATTTTATACCTTTTGCCGGGTAGCCATCAGTTAAATTCCATTTATAAGGGAATTTATAATTATTATATTCGTATTTAATCATTGCCTAATAATTTCCAAATTGCTTGTTCTGGTGTAGGTGCTATTTTAGATAAGCTTTCTTTAACTATATAATATTCCTCTTCAGTATATTTTAAATTTATAGTCATTGAGTCAGTAATATCATCTAAAGTTAGTTCTTTATTTTTATCTTCAAAACTTGCATTATCAAAGCCTGGTATATCTAACCCCCAATCTTGTAACTGCTCGGCATCCCAATTATTTGCAAGGTCGTTCCAATCCCATTCGCCATAGCCTACGTTGTCTTTAACTATAAATTCTTTTTGCTGCTGCTCGGTTAATTCACTTGCTTTAATAATAGGTATCTCTTTAAGTCCTGCTTCCTTACAAGCCTTTAATCTCATATTGCCACCAAGCACTACCATATCGTCATTTACTACAATAGGTCTAAGGTTTAACATTTGAGGGAACTCGTTAATTGACTTTACAAGCTTTGCAAACTTATCGTCTTTAATTATTCTGGGGTTGTTAGGGTTTGCTTTTACTGTGTTGATTGGTACGTTTTGTATCATAGTATTCCGTTTATAATGTCGTTAGCTTCGTCTAAAGCATCCTCTTGCTCTAAGTAAGTGTCTACATCTGCTATATGCTTATTGATTAAAGTTTCTGCCATCGCATAGGTGTAGTTACCGATTGTGGTCATATCGTCTCCATTTTTACCTGTCTTACATACCGCAAGGAAGTAAGCTTTGTTTGTTAATAAATACCATATAGCCCATAACTTTCTCATCTGCCTTGACCTCTATAAGCTTTTTCTCTGGGCGTGTGCTTATTAAAGGACTTCTTTGCAGAGCCTCGTTTTCTTTTCCCAAAGCTAATTTTGTTCTTATTCTCGTTACCCTTTGCCATAATTCTTTGCGTGTATATCTTTTAAAAACTCTTTATATTGTTTCTTGTCTCCGTATTCTATATGGCACTTTCTACAAAGTCCCATTAGGTTTTCTATTACATCTGCCTTTTTAGTTCCCCCCATTCCCCTCGCTTCTATGTGATGTATGTCAGTTCCTACACCACCACAAACCTCACAAGGAACAAACGATGTAGCGTCATAGCCCATTCCTTGTAAGTAGATTTGCGTGTGTTTCTGCATACTTTCCCCATTAAATTTTCCGTTGATTAATAATTAAAATTTAAGTATGCAAATTATATTTCAAGTACCTATCTACTGAACTTTTAGATATATTATATTTCAAAGATAAGTCCTTTTGTGAATATTTTTTTGTACTATAATCTTCTTTTAATTTGCTAATCATATCGTAAGATACTTTATAGATGCCTTTAGTTTTAGATACCTTCCCTTTATTGTAACAATAATCTCCGCCATCTGTTGCATTAATTAAATTGCAGCCAATAGTTTTGAATACTTGTATATAATATATTTCCTTTTCTTTTGCTTCCTGAAGTGTATTTATTGCATCTTCTATAAGCATTATTTTTATTTCATTACGATATTTTTTAACCCAATTAACTTTATGAAAATTATGCCTATAATCTTTTAAATGTTGTTTTAATCTATAATTTAAATCTTTTGCAGTCAAGCCAATATACCTTACACCTAAAAAATTATCGGCTAAAGCATATATTTTGTAATTATTCACTGTCAATTTGTTTTAACTTTCTACTTGCCCATTCAACACCTTCATCCCCGCCCCAAGCTAACCAAGCTAACCTACCGCAGCCATCTCCTAATTTTCTGTCGCTATGTTGTTTATGCCTTGCAAAAGATGCCATTCTTGAAATCGTGTCTCTACTAATTGGTTCTCTATTAGCTAATTGTCTTGCCCTTGCCTTTCCTGTTGCCTCTAAGCAACTTCCCCAACCATTCTCTTCTGCATAGTTAATAGCTATTTGTGCGTTCTCACTTGCTGCCTTTGGGTAGTCAGTATAGCTATCTGCAAATTTACCACCTGCAAGGATAGCCTTCCAAACTTGCATTGCCTTCTCTTCGGTTTCGTAGATGCAACCGCCTTGTCCTATTCTAAATTTCCCATTAGAGCATTTTATTACTGGCATAGTTTACTATAAATATACTTTCGGTCTAAATTTATCTCGTCAAAGTTATACTTCTTTTCGCAGAACTCAAATAGCTTTTGTCCGCTTTCCTTTCGCATATCCGCATCGCTTACTAAATCTCTTATATGTTTATACCAATCCTTTTGGCTTTTAACGTAATGTACGGGCATATCTAAATAGGGATTGACATAGCTAACTATGGCAGGGTTCTTTTTAGCAGCCGTTTCTAATACCTTTAAATTTGACTTCATAGCATTGAACTTGTTATCTACTAATGGGATAATTGAAATATCGCTATCGGTATAAGCCCCCATATATTCTGTAACCTTTGCATAGTTATAAATTGTAGGGTTAAGCTTTAGACCACAAGTAAAAGCATCTATCATTTTATCCCATATAACCTTTTCTCCGTCATTGTAACCTGCAATAACAGTTCTTATATTCATACCTTGTAGCCTTTTGAACGGCTGCCTAAGTATTTCTAAATCTCTTTCGTGCGTTCCGCTACCGCTCCAAAACAACCTAACCTTGTAATCTTCGGTCTTGTTATCCTGGAACTGCTCTTGCCCGTAAGGTAATGCGTTTGGTAAGATGTGAACGTTCTTATTGTAAAGGCTTATCTCACTTGCTAATCTTTCGTGCGTACAGGTGCATAGGTCTGCTATATCTAAATAATCGGTAATTTGTTTACCTATGTTATTGTACTTGTATCGGTAATATAGAAGATGGCTTTCGCTAAGTTCCCAGTGGTCATCGTTATCTACTACCAACTTAAAGCCGTACTTAGTGCGCCAAGTGTCCATTTGCTTGGCATCTATTTCGTTAAGCATTCTATTCATTAGCACAATATCCCAACCTTGCTCAAGTAGTTCGTCATTCAATACGTCGGTAATAAGTGCGTACTCCTTTTCTAAGTGCACTATCGGCATCATAATTCGGTGCAGTCCTACTCCCGAGTTAGCAGAAGTTATACAAAGTATTCGCATCTTATATTCTTTTGGTTGTGATATATGTCTTGGTATTTCTCCCATACGCTTTGCGCCCTTGCTAAACTTTCGTCCTTCATTCTACGATAGTCAGTTCCGTTACCGACATCGTGTCCTATATGTTCCGACCTCATATCTGGTAGGTAATAGTTAGTAAAGCCTGTAATGGTTGCTCGTTCTCCGTAATCTCTATCCTGCATTCCATAAGGGTCGTACTCAGTATTATAACCCCCAACTGCATCTATAAGTTCACGAGTAATAAAGTTATCGCCAAAAGGTGTATGCGTTTTATGTACTCCGTCTACTATTTGTGGTAATGCTTCTACACAATGTATTCCTATTATGCCTGTCTTTTCTATTCGTTGTGCAAATAAAACAAACTTAGCTAACCAATTCTCAGGCAGTAATATATCGTTGGCTAATAAACAAACTGCATCATAGTTTTGTGTTATCCTAAGCCCTGCATTTACTCCTGCTGCTATGCCTCGCTTTTCTTTTGATAAGTCATAACCGGCAAAAGGGTAGTTAAAGTTTTCGTGCGTATCGCTGCCATTGTCTATTAAGAAGCAGTCCGCATTGTAACCGCTATTGTAAAAGTTTTGGTTAATTACACGCTGCGTTAAATCGTGCCTATTTTGTGTAAGTAATAAAATAGCTACTTTCATTATCTTATGTTTGAGCCGATTTCCCTTGCCGGAACTCCTGCGTATTTAGTATTGGGTTTTGCATCTCCTTTTACAAATGCACTTGCACCTATCATACAATTTTCTCCTACGTTTGCAAACTGATGTAATACTGCGTTAAGTCCTATATTAGCACCTTTGTCTACAATAGAATGACCGCCTATTTTTGCTCCGCAACTTATAGTAACATTGTCTAAGATTGTGCAGTCGTGTCCTATGTGTGCGTGTTTCATTATGAAACAATTATTACCAATGAAGGTGTCTATCTCAGTTCCTGCGTCTATTGTTACAAGTCCTGTAATAACATTGTTATCTCCAATGTATACTTTGCCTTTTTCTTTTTGCCAAAACTTTTTATGCTCGGCAGGGTCTCCAATAATACAATAAGCACCAATGTAGTTTCCGTCTCCAATAATTACGTTTTCGCCAATGATTGCGGTAGGGTGGATAAAGTTAGCCATTCTTTTTTTTATTTTTAGGTTTAGGTTGTTCTTCGTACCAAGTGTAAAGTCGTTTAATCATATCAAATATACAATTACCGCACCATACTGTTAGTATGAAATCTGGGCTCATATACTTTCGGTATATATGCTCATACATTTTTAAGATGTCTAAGTCGATGTTACGCACATAACCATTTTGGACTGTATGCCAATTACCAACGTTGTCATCTAAAAAATTGCGGTGTTCTATTTCCATAAGTTCCACATTAGTTTTGAAAGCAAAGGTGCTGCAACTCCTGGTATAAATACAAACGCAATTATGTCGGTACATATTGTAGGAAGTAAATATAAAGCCAATCCGCTCCAAGCTGCTAAACAACTCGTGCAACTGAAAGGCTTAAAATCTAATTTCCACTTTCTATGAAATTGGTGTATCTCAACAAAAAATATTGCAAAGCATATCGCTGCTATAATTATCATTTACGTAATTGTTTTTTAAGTTCTCGTTTAGTTAGTTTTAATTCCCTGTGTATTGACATATAAGGTATGCCGGTTACCCTGCTAAGTTCTTTAGCGTTGCAGTTGTGCTTGATAGCGTACACTCTTAAAAGTTCTGCTTTATACCAGTGCATTTTTGATAGTTCGTCTTCTACTTTGTTAAGTAAATCTTCGTCTCTATCGTGTACTATTAATTCTACTTCTAAAGGTTTGCGGTATGTCCTATAAAATTGGCTCGTATTACTTTGCATCATATTAATCATAGTCCTAACTAAATAAAACTTTAATACGTTACGGGTGCGCATATCTATTATCCGCTCCTCGTCCATTTCACATAGTACCTTAAATAGTTCGCTTCTTAAATCTTCTCTCAGGTCTTCAGGCTGCATTTTGTCTATTGCTTCCTTTAGTTCTCGGCTCTCCCAAAGTTCTAATATGATGCTATTCTTGTTCATATTCTTTTAAGGTTAGTTTGCCGTTGTCTTCGGTTGCTATGTAACAAAAACAATTTGCCGTCTTTGCTAAGTTTAAGAATGCTATTTGGTAGCTGCTAAGTTTATCTCCTATTGCTTTCGTTTCGCAATAAACCGCTACTCCGCTTTGTGTGTGAAATCCCACAACATCTGGAACTCCTTTAAGTCCTATGAAGGTGCGCCCTCGAACCGCAAGGTTATTGTTACGCCATACAAAACACCCGTTTTTATTTAGGGTCTTAATTGCTTCTTTGGTTAACTCGTTTGCGGTCATATTACAAAACTATATTAAGAAAATGAAACTTTGCCAAATTTTATTTGTTCCTCAAAAAATAAAGCTACTGCAACTGCTCGAGCCTGGTTCTTTAACCATTGTTCAGTCCATTCGTCCCGGTACTGCTTTGCGCTTATGATGTCCATTTTATTAGCTTTGTAGGTAATAATCTCCATAAGTTTCTTTTTAGCAAGTGCGCCATCTTCTTTTGTCCATACCTTGATGCCTGTACTATTAAGCTTTGTAAATACGCTTAGTGGGTTAAACAACCTATCAAAAGTTCGGTTTTCCAGAAGTTTATACTCTTGGTAACTGTAATCAATTATCTCTAAATCGGTTAAGTGCGGTATTGCTTCTACTCGTTCTTGTGGCATCATTTTTCTTACTTCGTTTGCTTTTTTCTTATACCTATCCATTACCTGACTAAAGTATGCAGGGCTGAAGTTCTGGTAGTGATCTATAAAGTCATTAGCTACCATTTGCTTAAACGCTACTTTAATCTCGTTTATTGTAAAGTTGCCGTATTCAGTTCTTATCCAATCTTCTAATATTGCTAACTTAACATCTCCAGGATTGTTGATACCTACAAGCTGCATCAAGTAAATAAGGTTCTGCTTAAATATGGTAGAGTTTATGTTCCTCATTCGTTCCCCCGAAAATGCGGTCATAATCTCCTGCTCCATAGGAAGTAGAGTGGATATAGTTGTAGTTTTTAAGGTTTTCGAGTTCGTTTTTGTCAAGCTTTCGTTGATTATCTGAAGTTCTTTTTGCATCTTCTTTTAGGTTAAATAGACCTTTCCAACCATTTGCCATTGACTGATTAAGTATTTTTATAGCAATGTCTTCTTGTCCGTTTGAT